TAGTTTATTAATGAAAGAAGTTGTTGATACAGGTGTAGAAACATCCCTTTTAGGTGGTGTCACGTTAGATTCCGCGGGTAAACAGGGTAATGTTGTTTCAAATTCTATACCACATTTTGCTAATGTGACAACCGCGTTTACAACCGGACATGGTGCAAACGTTGGTATTTCGAATACGAATTCTTCATATATGCTATCTGTCGGTGATAAGATTTTCATGTCAAATACGGGTGCAGAAGCCATAAAAGTTGAAGGTAATGTACGCGCTAATCGATTTTTTGGTGGTACGTCTATTACCATAGATCAAGGTGCAACGAATAAAATTCAGGTTTCGGGTAAAATAAAAACGTCGTCAATTGAGACCAGTGATCATATAGCCATAAGTAATAACCAAACCATAACGAAACTCGTATCTGTGGGAACACATACATTCATTAACACACCATCAGCGACGGAAAATGCTATATCAACATCGGGTAACGTATCCGCCGCATTTTATAAGGGAGATGCAGGTTTATTATCAAACGTACAAGCAAGTGGGCTTGATGCTATAGAAACAGATTTGGCGAGTAATTCGACAAGAATAGGTACTGTAAGTACAGATTTAGCGAGTAATTCGACGAGAATCGGTACCGTAAGTACGGATTTAGCGAGTAATTCGACGAGAATAGGTACTGTAAGCACGGATTTGGCGAGTAATGCATCAAGAATTGGTGTTGTAGAAACCGATTTAGCGAGTAATTCGACGAGAATAGGTACTGTAAGTACAGATTTGGCGAGTAATGCATCAAGAATTGGTGTTGTAGAAACTGATTTAGCGAGTAATTCGACGAGAATCGGTACCGTAAGTACGGATTTGACAAGTAATGCATCGAGAATAACTACTCTAGAAAGTGAAGTACAACCCATAAATAGAGGTGGGACAGGTGCAACATCCGCTTCGGCGGCAGCTTCGGCTCTCGGTCTTGGGACAGAAGATCAACCATCGTTTATTACTGTAAATGCAAATGTTATTGCACACAATGTAGCAAGTACCTCGCTTACAGATGGTATAATACCATACACTCACTCAACAAAGCAACTTCGCGATAGTAAACTATCGTATAACGACACAACTTATGTTATGTCTGTAGCATCGAACCTTGTTGTTACCGGTAATTTACATGTTCAGGGTGCCACTATATTTCAAGATTCTAATATACACACGGTTTCTGATCCAATTATTGAAGTAGGTAATGCAAACACCATTGATACGATAGATATGGGTATAATCATGACAAGACCAACTGCAAATGTTGTAGCGGGTTTCAGAGGTGATGAAAAAGAATATACAATCGCTTACACACTAAGTGACCCAGATGGTGCACATATAGTTCCGACAATGGCGACAAGTGATAGTTATATTACCGCAAATATTTGGGGTAACGTTCTATCAGGTAATGTTACTTCAACTGGTCTCATACACGGTGGGACATTGAAAGGAGATGGTTCTGCTATAACAGCTTTGAATATGGATAATGCAAGTGCAGGAACACTTGCAGTTGGAAGAGGTGGGACAGGTGCAACCACACTTGATGATCTTATAACTTTGGGTACGCACACGACGGGTAATTATGTAACATCTATAACAGGTGGAGACGGTATTACGGCTGGTGCAGCCGCAGAAAGTGGAACACCCACGGTGGCCATCGATGCAAAAGCAGATGGTGGTTTGGTTATTGAATCAAACAAACTCGCGGTCGATTTAGCTGCTTCTTCGATTACGGGTACATTAGCCGTAGGTGATGGCGGGACGGGTGCAACTTCGCTTAATAATCTTATAACCATGGGTACACATACAACAGGTGATTTTGTAGGAACTATAACTGGGGGTGATGGTATTACAAGCACAGGAGCAACAAGCGGCGAAGACATAGATCATTCATTATCCATCGATGCAAAATCAAACGGAGGTTTGGTTATTGAGTCCAATAAACTCGCAGTCGATCTAGGTGCCTCTTCAATTACGGGGACATTAGCCTTAGGTGATGGCGGGACGGGTGCAACAACTGCATCAGCAGCGGCATCTGCTCTCGGTGTTGGAACAGAAGATTCTCCATCATTTGTTACCATGAATGCAAATGTCGTCGCGGGTAATGTAACTTCAGACAGTATAAAACTTACAGATCCAGCAATAACAGGATCATTCAGTACAGATACTATAACAATAAATGCAGAAAACAGGACATATGGTACAGCACCACTTGTAGTTGCTACAGGTGATATAGATAAACTCAATCTCGATAATTTAATAGACGGAGCTCAAGTTGTTGTATCCATTCTTGCAAGTGGAGGAGACCGAGCAGTTTCCAAAGATCTTACAAATGTAAACTTTACTGTCTTAACAGAAGATGTAACCATCGATCAAGATAAACATGGTCTCATGACTTTATCAAATATCGCAGGAAATGTTTATATGAACACTATTGCATTTTCATAAATTTAAAAAAAATAAAACCTTACTATAATATAAAACATGTCTGGAGGTATTGCTCAACTCGTTGCCGTAGGTGCCCAAGATGCTCATCTCGTCGGCCAACCTGAAGTTTCTTTTTTCAGGTCCAACTATAAACGTCACACAAATTTCGCCCAAACTGTCGAAAGACAGGTTATCCAGGGCAACCCCACTGCTAACGGTATGTCGACCGTCAGGTTTGAAAGAAAAGGGGATATGCTTGGTTACGTCTACATTTCTGAACGCGATGGTTCGGACACCAACTGGAATGTCAGAATTTCCAAGGTTGAACTTTTGATCGGTGGTCAGGTCATCGACGAACAAGAATATACATTTTCTGCCGAGCTTGCTCCAACCACTATGAACCAAGGGTATGCTAAAACTACATACAGTGGTGAAACATTCTACCCACTCAGATTTTCCTTTTGTGAAAACGCTCAGTCCGCGATCCCATTAATTGCACTCCAATATCACGATGTTGAATTGAGAATTACATGGGGTGCTACAGCTACGGCGGATGCTGAAGTCTATGCCCAATTCATTCATCTCGATACAGACGAACGCACAGCCATGTCTTCCACTCCACAAAACATGCTCATTACGCAAACACAAAAATCGGTCAATTCGGGTACTAAGGTCCAAGAATTGAACTTTAACCACCCAATTAAATATTTGGTTGCAAAGGAAGCCCGTAATGCCACTACCAAACTTAAACTCCAAATTAACGGTACGGATGTTGCCGATTACAAGACTATTATCCCACACTTTACATCCGCCCCAATTTATTACCATACATCTTCCGGTAACTGTACCGCCGATAACGTAACATTGGTCCCATTCTGTCTCGACACCTCCAAACTCCAACCAACTGGGTCGCTTAACTTTAGTAGACTCGATTCCGCGAGACTTGTTTCGGATAATGTTACATTCGCGAACCACGTGTATGCCGTTAACTACAACGTCCTCCGCATCGAAAATGGTATGGGTGGTTTGATGTATTCCAACTAATTTAATTTAGCCGCTTATTATAAATGTTTTGGCAATTAATTTTTCTTATAGGATTTGTCTTTGTTTTAACGTATGATCCAAAATCTGGAACTTTGGATCATTTGGTAAAGGAACAGAAACCACCTCCACAAAATGCAGAGTGTAAAGAAGGTCATTACCAAGAAATTCAGTTTGCAAAAATGGGATACTCATGTCCAACCGAAAAAACAACGCACATGGGTGCGATTATAAGAACTTAAAATTTTAGCTCGTATTTTTATATATAATGTTTACATTCGATCGCGATACTGCGACTATAGTTGCCGTGCTCATGTGTATTGTAGCCACAGTGTACATGTACAGAGAACTTAACAAGACAAAAACGGAAATGGATAATGTCAAGGGATTTTATGGAAACCTCATGGCACATTTATCCAGACCACCACAAAACCCCAAACATGTAAGTGATGTTGAAACTGAAACAGAAAATGAAGAGGTTTTAGAAACCCAAGTCAGTGATGATGAAGATGATTCTTCAGAATAATCATCTTATTCAATTATAACTTACTAATGAGTAATGAAGAAATATAAAGCAATCGCGATTCCTGTCACTTTTATAGGTGATAAACCAAGATTTCTCACTGTCCGGGATCGAAGGTTCAAAGATTGGATTTTCGTCACCGGAGGGTGTAGGCGTAGAGAGATCCCAAATCCCATTAGATGTGCTTTGAGAGAACTCGAAGAAGAAACCAGGGGAGTTGTTTCTTTGAAAAAGGGTGAGTATACAGATTTTAAATTTGTAGTAAAGGAAAGTCCAACTGTTGATTTAGAATACAACGTTTTCGTATTCTTTGTAGATTATACTATCCATGAACAAGCTGAACTTATACGAAAATTTAACGATGAAAAACAGAAAATGAATCTTAGAAAAATTCAAAAACAACCTATTAAGAGAACTCACGACGAAAACGATTTCATGAATTTTGAAACACTCGCTGAGTTTAGTACGAAAAAACAATGGGATCGCATTGTTAAAAATGTACTTAACAATCCAGAATTTTACGCGTGTGTAACTTCTACCGATAGAAAAACCTTCTCTATTAAATAATGAAGTCTAAGAACTATATTTTATCACAAATACACGAACTTCTCATTGATAGACACGGATATACAGCGGAACGCGCCGACAGGTACGTCGAATTACATAAAGAGGATAAAGTTTATGAACTCCTCGTTTTGAAAAAAAGTTTAACAGAAGAAGAAAGATACCCAGAAGTCTCATATAGACGCTCTATCTGGCATCGAGAGTATGACAGCGAATAAACAATATAAAAAGATAAATAGAATAATAGGTAAGTATGTTTAAACATTGGTGTAAAAACCAGGGTTTTGCTAATAACTCCGATCTATCACATGTGCTCATGGACGGTGGCGTTCTCTCCGTGCCATTTGATAGATTGAATGACTTTTACAAAAAGTGTATAGAAGCTTATACGATAGGCGAAAAAATATTTGTCGTCGAACAAAAAACTGAAAATTATAATTTTTTCATGGACCTTGATTATAAAGATGATGATGAATTATCTTTTGAACAAATAAAAAGTATATGCAAGGTCATATGTGATAAAGTTTCGAAATTTGGGGGTAAAGATGCTTTAATATCCGTTGCCGAACCTAAACCCGTAGATACTCTCATAAAAACGGGTATACATATAAACTGGCCGGGGTTTGTTGTAAATAGATCATCCGCATTAGCTCTAAGAGAACATGTTATAAATACTTTAAATTTAGCGTATGGTTCACGCGATTGGAAAGATATTATTGACATTTCAGTATACGGAAATTCTTCTCGAAATACAAAAGGAAGTGGTTTCCGTATGCCTTGGTCACATAAAAAGGGAAAACACGAAGCATGTGCCGGTCAGGGGTGTGAATTATGTAATAACACTGGTAAAGAAACACAGAGTGAATACTTACCTATATTTATATACAAACACGGCCCCTTATCTATATTACAAAAAACAGAACAAAAACCTTCATTAGATATGTTACACATGGCAACTTTACGTACAGAAAGTACCAATCCCGTTATAATTGAAGGAAGTTCTAGTAAGAATGAAGGAAATAATTTTACAAAAATACAAACAAAAAATGAATTCAAGAATCAAGAGGCCCTTTTACTCGTTGAAGCATTTGTTCGTAAAAACATGGAAGGACAAACTACTGCATCAATCACCAAAATGTTTAAACATAAAAATCAATTTCTTGTTTCAACAAACTCTAAATATTGTGAAAATAAAAAATGCAATCATAATTCTAACCATGTATGGTTTCATATAATAGGAGATACTATATCCCAAAAGTGTTTTTCCACGACTAACATACTAAGACAGTATGGATTTTGTAAAGATTTTTCGGGTAGACGACACCAACTTACTAAAAAAATAACGGATATTATTTATGAAGATGGTAAAGTTGAAAAATATACACCCAAAAAGAAAGTCGTTACAGCACCCGAACCAGAACAAGATTTACTTGAAAAATTTATAAAAAAGTATATCGTTAAAAAAGAAACATTCTCAATAGAATCACTCAAGCGCGAAGGAGTTAAGAAATACACAGTAAAAACAAGGGAAATATGTGATACATGTAAAGAGACTATTTCTTTCACTATTACCAAAGGACAAATACAGCAGGTGTGTAGATGTAAATGTCGTGCGCATAACCTCACAGATAGAATTGTAAATACGCTTGCGTAATGTAGTTAAAAGAATAAACGTACGTTAATTTATAATGACAAAAGTAGTTACTGCTCCCTTACGCACACGTTCCGGGCGTATTTCAAAGGTTCCGGAACGTTTAGATCCGCTCGAAGATCTTCCAGAAGATGATTATTCGG